GATATTTTGATCCATATGCAGGTACAGGATACGGGTATCAAGCATTGTTTGATAGCTTTGGATTTGGATCATTTTCCCCTGCTATCAACTTTTTAATGATGCCTCTAAACTATGATCTACAAACATTGCAAGCCATTGAGTTAAATGATATGGTTCGTAGATCTAACTATAGTTTTGAGATGAAAAACAATGTGTTAAGAATATTCCCTATTCCTAATAATTCAGAGGCAAAAATGCACTTTGAATATATTAGAGAAAGTGAAAGAATATCAAGCCAAACTTCGTCTGATACTAGTGGTGGTGCTAGTAATGTATCTAATATGCCTTACACTAATCCTTCATATATTATAATTAATAGTGTAGGTCGTCAATGGATTTTTGAATATACTTTAGCTTTAGTTAAAGAAATATTAGGTTTGGTTAGAGGAAAATACACTAATATACCTATTCCCGGCTCTGAGGTAACATTAAATCAACAAGATTTGTTAGCACAAGCCGCGGCTGATAAAGTAAGATTAATTGAAAAATTAAGACAATATTTAGATGAAACTTCTCGCCAAGCTGGTTTAGAACGTAAAGCCGCTGAAGCAGATTTTGCACTTAATGAATTAGCTAAGGTTCCATTTACCATTTACGTAGGATAATATGTGTGCAATGTTTGGAGGCTCTCGAGATGTGAGCTTAATTAGAAAGATGAATCGTGAATTGTTAGGTAATATAATTACCCAACAAGCAGCTTTCTATAAATACAAATTGCAAGAAACCAAAGTAAATTTATATGGTGAGGCCGCAGGGGTAAAATATTACGATGGTCCATTTCTGTTTAACTGTTTAGTAACTAGAATAGATCAACAATATCCAGTAAGTGATATAGGTGTAGAATACCAACAAGGCATGACATTTGCTTTCTTTAGAGACGATCTAGTAGATGCCAATATAGTACCTGAAGTAGGAGATATTATATTGTATCAAGATAGTTACCATGGAGTACAATCTACAGTAATTAACCAATATTTTACAGGTAAAAACCCAGATTATCCAAATAACGAGAACCCATTAAACCCAGGATTAGAAAACTTTGGTTCAAGTATATCTATAATATGTGATACTTTCTATATCCCAGCAGATAAAGTTGCAATTTCTCCATATAAAGAACGTATGTAATGGCTCGACCAAGAAAACCTGTACCCAAATCACAACGAGAAATTAGCGAAAATCTCCAAAAAGCAACCGATCCGGTTAGAGGTAATCCTAATGCTAAAATAAATCCAAACGAAAATGAAACGGGTATAGATTTTAACCGTTCTACCAAATTAAGTTTTAAAGACGATACTACAAAGCCATTAGCTATTGGCATACAAGATTTAGATGAGGCGGTATTCTATTATTTTAAAAATGTAATACAACCTTTTGTATATCAAAATGGTCAAAGAATTGAAGTACCAGTTATATATGGTTCCCCTGAAAGTTGGAAATCATTTCAAAAGGATGGATACTATAGAGATAAAAATGGAGCAATAATGCTTCCCTTAATAGCAGTAAAACGAGATTCTATAGCTAAAGACAGGTCTGTAGCAAACAAACTAGATTCAAATCAACCCAATCTATATGCTACATTCCAGAAGGCATTCAACCCTAAAAACTTTTATAGTAATTTTGCTGCTCTAAACAACAGAATCCCGGTTAAAACATTTCATGCTGTAACTGTTCCCGATTACGTTACTCTAGAATACAGTTGTATTGTGCAAACATATTACATGGAGCAATTAAATAAAGTAATTGAAGCCATTGAATATGCTTCTGATGCATATTGGGGTGATCCTGAACGCTTTAAGTTTAGAGCATTTATAGACCAATTTACTACTGCTACAGAATTAACAGCTGGTCAAGATAGACTAGTAAAAGGAACATTTACTATCCGTTTACGCGGTTATATTATACCAGATACATTACAAAAGGATTTGAATTCTATTAAGAAGGTAAACTCCAAATCCAAAATTATTATACAAGTAGAAACAGTAACCAATTCCGATATATTTGATCCTAACACTAGAAAACTAAGTGATGGTAGAACTAGAAAAGATAGAGATACCAAAGGAAAAATTAACAGTGTTGGAGACGTAACGCCAGGGAGAGAAACACAATCACCTGCCCCTGGATCAGAATTAAAATCATAAGATGCCAAATATTAGATTTATAGATTCGTTAAATGTAGGAGTATACACTGTTGAACCCACCCGTGGTAGTATTAACACATCAGATAATGTCAACAGTAAAAACATATTTTTATAATATAAAATGGCAACCTGGAAGAAAATAATTGTTAGCGGTTCAAACGCTCATCTAGCCCAAATCACCTCCTCTGTTTTAACAAATGGAAATTTAGTAATGGCAGGAGTTGGTGGTGCCCTTAAAAATAGTGGTCTTTCCTTTAGTGGGAGTAGTTTTAATATTGGATCTAATTCTATTATTTCCACAGGCACAGGTTCAATATTAACAGGTTCATTTAGTGGTTCATTTGTTGGTACTACTAACCTACCAGACTTAACAGCAGGAGCTGGTATTAGCACATTCACTTATGATGGTGGTGCTACTGCTAACGTGGCTGTATCTGGAGCTGCTACTTTAGTAACTAACCGATTAACAAGATGGAGTGGAAATGCGTTTATTACCTCTTCTCTTTCAGATAATGGTACTATAGTATCAGGTGCTTCTTCACTCCAATTAACTGGAGCTAGCTCAGCTTTAACAGGTTCGCTACACGGAACCGCTTCTTGGGCTCAAAACGCAATTACTGCTTCTTATGTATTAAATGCGGTTAGTGCTTCCTTTGCTACTACTGCTTCTTATGTATTAAATGCAGTTAGTGCTTCCTTTGCTACTACCTCCTCTTATGCTTTTAACGCCGATCTACTAGACGGTAGAGACAGTTCCGTGTTTGCAACCACAGGTTCAAATCAATTTAACGGAAACCAAGCTATAACCGGCTCTCTTACCGTAACCGGACAAATTACCGCACAAACCTTAAACGTTCAACAAGTTACCTCTAGCATAGTATATTCTAGTGGCTCCAACGTGTTTGGAAGTAGTTTATCTAACACACAACAACTTACGGGCTCGGTTAGTGTAACAGGAAGCTTTACAGTTACAACAACAGGAACTGAGTTACAAGTTACAAGCACAGGAGTAAATTTAGGAAATATTGTAACAGATAACCACAACGTAACAGGTAGCCTGCGAGTATCCGGTTCTGCTACTATAGTAGGTAACACTTTTATAACAGGTTCTACTAACATAACCGGCTCTGCAAGGGTACAGGGATCTATTAATATAGGAAGTTCTTTGAGCACTATATCTTATAATCTACCCCTGTCAATAACTCTACCCGCAATAGGAACAAAAGTAGCATTCCTTAATGTAGGCATAAATTCAGTTGTTAAAGTAGAATTAAATGGAAGTGAAAACGGATTCTATCAACCTATACTTTTAACAATTGCTAGAAATTCTACAGGTGCTTCTATTACCATAAATAAAGATAATCCTTTCTTTCATGAGCATTCCAATGATATTGCTTTCTCAAGTGACACTACTACGGGTGACATTTTTGCAGAAAAACTATTATATACAACTGGAAGAAACTTTAGAATAAGTAAAGTAGAAACACTATTTGGTACAGCAACTGTATTAAATGGTACTTTGACTTCAACAATTGGGGTAGGAACTGATCAAAGTGTTACTAGAATTGGAAAAGCACTTTACATAACTGGAGCTAATACCGCAGCCCAAGGTAATCTAGATGTCAGCGGTACCGCTCGAATACAAAACAACACTCAAGTTACCGGCTCCTTTACCGTAACAACAGGCAGTGCGATTGAACTCCAAGTTACAAATTTAGGAGTAAACATTGGAAACGCTACTACAGATACTCACAACGTGACAGGTAGCTTAAGAGTATCTGGCTCCTCTACTATAGTAGGTAATACCGCTATAACAGGTTCTACTAACATAACAGGAAGTTTTATAGTTACAACAACTGGAACTGAACTTCAAGTTACAAGTACTGGAGTAAATTTAGGAAATGCCATAACAGATGTTCACAATGTAACAGGTAGCTTAAGAGTATCTGGTTCAAATACATTTGTAGGCAATCAAACCGTAACAGGTAGCTTACTTACTACTGGATCTAATACTTTAATTGGTACAACTTTTCTAACAGGTAGCCTAAACATATCAGGTAGTGAAACAATTAAAGGATATATTCAATTTGAACCTGTAACTGCAAATATAAATACAGCTATCTCAGCATCGTACATTTATGTATCTGGTTCTACAAATGACTTATATTTTTCTCAAAATAGTAAAGGCTACTCTAACACAACTCGTTTACGTTGGTTAGAAGGTAATTTATATACTGGTCTATTACATGGTGGTTTAATAACAACCCAATCATCTACTGTTTATCAAATATCTAGTGGTAGTGGTATTATAGTTGATTTAAACGCAAGTTTAAATGACGATCCTTACCCCGTAATACAATTTTTAGAATGGGGGAATTTATCTGCAAGTATTGCTCCCTTAACCGCTTCTTACCAACAAGCTTTTGTTGGTATTGATTCAACTAATAATATTTTTGCTCAAGGTACACCATTTTCAAATGGTCAATTTGATAATATAATTAATATAGGTGGAGTATTTTTCCAAAACCAATCTACAATTAACGGTGTTAAAACACAACCTTCTGTAGCATATGGATTTGAGCAATCACAAAACGTATTTAATAGAGCATTTGGACCTTTAAAACTATCAGGATACACTTTAGCGCCAAGTGGTTCTTCAACTGGTAGTTTAATAGTAGGAAGTGGTACAGCTTATGCTCCTGGTTCTAACTATGCAATAGATCCAAACGAACCTTATTATAGTGTTGATAGTGGAACTAATATATCTAAAATATTTAGATATCACCAATCTGGTTCTACTTGGGTATACAATACAAATGGGGGTGTAGGATTTCCTACCATAGATCCTGAACAATATTCAAATAACGGTACACTTACAACTGTCCAACCCAATGACTGGTCAATACAACGTGTATTCTGGTTTCCAAATTCCGTTATTAAAGCAATAGTTGTTTATTATGGTAACCAATCATATTCAACAGAAGCAGATGCTATTGCTAATATAAACATTGAATCATTTGTTGAAGCTCCTAACACCGCTGCTAACGCCATTTATTTAGGGTCTATAGTAATTAGAGGTAATGGTTCATTAGATACTCCTGCAGATTTTACAATTGTACCCGGTGGATTATTTAGACAAGTAGGAGGATCAGGTGGTGGAGGCTCTATAATAACCCAAACATTAGCCGGCTTATCTGATGTTAACATATCAGGACCTACAGATGGTCAAGCATTAGTATACAATAGTACTGCTGCTAAATGGGAAAATAAATCTTCTATTAGCGCTTCTATTACGGGAAATGCTGCTACTGCTACTAGTGCTTCATTTGCTACTACTGCTTCTTATACATTTAATGCTGTTAGTGCTTCCTTTGCTACCAGTGCATCCCTTGCTCAAAATGCTAACACCGCAAGCTATGTGCTTAATGCCGTGTCTGCTTCATTTGCAACCTCGGCTTCACAAGCACAAAACGCCAACACAGCTAGCTATGTGCTTAATGCCGTGTCTGCTTCCTTTGCAACGTCTGCCTCGTTTGCAACGTCTGCATCGTTTGCAACCTCGGCTTCACAAGCACAAAATGCTACTACTGCGAGCTATGTACTAAACGCCATATCTGCTTCATATGCATTAAATGCTGATTTACTAGACGGTAGAGACAGCTCTGTATTTGCAACCACAGGTTCAAATCAATTTAGCGGTTCTCAAGCTATAACAGGTTCCCTTACCGTAACCGGGCAAATCACAGCACAAACCTTAAACGTTCAACAAGTTACCTCTAGCATAGTATTTTCTAGTGGCTCTAACGTATTTGGAAGTAGTTTATCTAACACACAACAACTCACAGGTAGTGTTTCTGTAACAGGAAGTTTTGTAGTTACCACAACGGGAACCGAACTACAAGTAACAAACACAGGAGTAAATTTAGGAAACATTGTAACAGATGTTCATAATGTAACAGGAAGTTTGAGAGTATCCGGTTCTATGAACGTAAACGGAACACCTGTATCGTTAGGTACCGGATCAAATGGGCAAGTAACTTTTTGGAATGGCACAACTACACAAACTGGCTCAAATAATTTGTTTTGGGATAATACTAATGGGTTGTTGGGGGTTAAACGCACTAACCCACAGGTTGAAATTGATGTAATTGGGTCTATTCGTTCCACTAGTACCATATTTAGTACTACAAATCAAACCAACAATATTCAAACGAATGGTCAAAACTTGGTATTTTTAGGATCATCGTCTATTAGTTACATGACAATGTTTCAATCGACAGGCAACCTAATTCTACAAAACGGAGGCACATTCACAGACGCAGGCTTTCGACTAGATGTAAGTGGTAGCACAAGATTAAATGGTAATACAGTCGTAACCGGCTCCTTTACCGTAATAACAGGTAGTGCCGTTGAACTTCAAGTTACAAATTTAGGGGTAAACATTGGAAATGTTACAACAGATACTCATAATGTAACTGGTAGCTTAAGAGTATCCGGCTCCTCCACTATAGTAGGTAATACTGCTATAACCGGTTCACTTACTGCAACAGGGGGTATAACAGGCTCTCTATTTGGTACTGCTAGTTGGGCTCAAAACGCAGTAACCTCATCTTATATACTAAATGCGGTTAGTGCCTCGTTTGCTTCCACTGCCTCCTATGTGTTAAACGCAGTTAGCTCCTCATTTGCAACTACTGCCTCCTATATACTAAATGCAGTATCTTCCTCGTTTGCAACCTCAGCTTCACAAGCTCAAAATGCTAATACTGCATCATATGTACTAAATGCTGTTAGTGCCTCTTTTGCTACAAATGCCTTAAGTGCCTCGTTTGCAACCTCGGCTTCACAAGCCCAAAATGCTAACACAGCTAGTTATGTGCTTAATGCCGTGTCTGCTTCCTTTGCAACGTCTGCCTCGTTTGCAACATCGGCTTCATTTGCAACATCAGCTTCATATGCCGTCAACGCTGATTTACTAGATGGTAGAGACAGCTCTGTATTTGCCACAACGGGCTCAAACCAATTTAGCGGTTCTCAAGCTATAACAGGTTCTTTAACCGTAACAGGACAAATCACAGCCCAAACATTAAATGTACAACAAGTAACCTCTAGTATTGTATTTTCTAGTGGTTCCAATGTGTTTGGTAGTAGCTTAGGTAATACACAACAACTTACAGGTAGTGTTTCTGTAACAGGAAGCTTAACTGTTAACAATATCCCGGCCATATTAGGTTCAATTACAAGTGGTCAAGTAGCGTTTGGAACCGGAAGCAATATTTTGGGTGGGGATAGTGGGTTTACTTGGGATAATACAAATAAGGTTCTCTCTTTAGGAGGATCTACTACAACTCTTCCAAAATTTTCAATAAACCATGAATCAACTAGTACTACTTTTGTAGGAGATAATCAACAAGCCGCACTAA